ACACAGCACTGGCAATGGCATCTGTATTGATTGCTTAGAGCCAAATGAGCCACAGCGGCTTAACGAGTTGCGCTGTATCAGTTGCCAAGAAGATGAAGATAAGCGCCAGAAGATGCGCTATGGGAAGCGTTTATGATCGAATCGCTATTTGAATATTTCGGCAAAAACTGGGGCTTTATTGGCAGCGTGATTAGCGTTTTCTGTGCACTGCTGATGGCGTGGTTTAGCACGCGATTTACCCCACGGATTGAGCATGAAAAAGTGATCCAAAAGGTGGCTGAAATCGACAAGCGCCTTAGCGAAACTGAAATGCAATTGGAGTACATGCCGACCCGTGACGAACTGCATGCGCTCGATAAAACCCTCACAGGTTTAGGTGAGCGCTTTGGCGCAATGGAACAAGGCATTAGGCGCTTAGAAACCAAGACCGACATGCTTCTCGAAAACGAACTGAAAGGAGGCCATTAATGGCGATGCAGCAAATTATCAATGAGCACCAACGCCTTGTGGTGCTTCGATTACTGACCGAGGCGGGAGCCTTCGCACTCAATGAGTCCATCTTACAAGATGGCTTAAATGCCTACGGCCTCGACATTAGCCGCGATGCCTTGCTGGTGCAGCTCGCTTGGCTTAACGAGCAAGGGCTGATTAAAACCGAACTGGTTGGCAAAGTGACCACGGCCACGCTAACAGGTCGCGGCCAAGATGTGGCGACAGGCCGCACGGTAGTGCCAGGGGTTAAACGTCCACGGGCGGGAGAGTAGCCATGGCAAGTGAAACCCGAGGTCGCCGCTCTAAAGTGGATTTACTGCCAGATCCTATCCGCAAAAAGCTCGATGCGGGGCTGCGTAATGGCTCGATTCAGCAGATTGATTTGCTCGATGAAATCAATGCGCTGATTAAAGCCGCAGGCTTGCCTGAGGAAAACCAGCTTTCCCGCGCGGGCATTAACCGCTATGCCACCAAGATGGAGGCCGTGGGTAAATCCCTACGTGAAATGCGTGAGATCACCCAAGTGTGGACGGCAGAGCTGGGTGACAAGCCCACGGGTGAAGTGACTAAACTCATCCTCGAAATGGCGCGTTCGCAGCTGTTTAAAGCCCTGTTAAACCAAGATGAAACGGGCGAAGGTGCCGACGTTGGCATGATTAAAGATGCCATGTTAGCAGTGCAGCGTTTGGAGTCTGCTGCCATGGCCAGCCATAAGCGCGAGAAAGAGATCCGCACTGCGTTCGCGGCCGAAGCGGCTAATGCCGCCGAGAAGGTCGCGAAAACCGCAGGCTTAACCAGTGATGCCGTGGCCTTGCTTAAACGTGAAATCTTGGGGATTGCATGATGAGCGTAACCACTATTGCCACTATTCATTACTTATGCCACTGGATACTAATCACTGCGCCGTGTTCCACAGCAGTGCTTGGATTGATGGACGGTATCAAATCTGAATTACCCAGGATCAGAAAAGAATATTGGGGATTGCCTGATGACCATTAAAAAAAAGGTGTTAGTGGCCGCGACTGCGGTAGCGCTAGCCATCACGCCAACAGCAAGCAGCTTTGATCCCACGTATGAGGCAAGTTGCCTAAGTCGCTTTGATCCTAAAGAGGTGCTGCTCGGTTATCAGAAACGCTGGATAGCCGACGAGTCACCGCTGAAAATTGCCGAAAAGTCGCGCCGAACCGGACTCACTTGGGCTGAGGCTGCCGATGCTTCTCTTACCGCAGGCGCAGCCCGTGGCCAAGGGGGGACTAACCATTTTTATGTGGGCAGTAACAAGGAGATGGCACGGGAATTTATCGACGCTGCGGCCATGTGGGCCAAAGTATTTGATAAAGCAGCAGGTGAAATCCAAGAAGAAGTGTTTGTTGATGAAGGCCAAGACGGTAAAGAGATCCTGACCTTTGCCATTTACTTTGCCTCAGGTTTTAAGGTGCAGGCGCTATCGAGTAATCCCTCAAACCTGCGTGGTATGCAAGGCAATGTGACTATAGACGAAGCGGCGTTCCACGAACGCTTGGCCGAAGTACTAAAAGCGGCATTGGCGCTGACCATGTGGGGCGCGAAGGTACGCTTGATCTCCACCCATAATGGCATTGATAACCAGTTCAATGAGCTGATTAACGATTCCCGTGCGGGTAAAAAAGATTACTCCATTCACCGCGTCACCTTAGATGATGCCTGTAATGAGGGGCTGTATAAGCGTATTTGCCAAGTGCGCGGCATCGAATGGAGCCAAGCGGCCGAGGATGACTGGAAAGCAAAATTACTCAAAGCCACTGCCACTGAAGAGGATGCGTTAGAAGAATACTTCTGTGTGCCTAAGTCTGGCGGTGGTGCCTATCTTAACCGCGCGTTAATCGAGGCCCGCATGGCGAGCATCGCTGATAGCGGCCCCGTTGTTCGCCTTAAAAAAGACGATGCTTTTGGACAATGGCCAGAGGGTTTACGAGCGGCGGAGCTCCTTAAGTGGTGTGAGGATGAACTGAAGCCGGTTCTCGATAGCTTAGACCCTGCACGCCCTCATTGCTTTGGTGAAGACTTTGCCCGTAGTGGTGACTTAACCGTGATTGACGTGGGGGAAATCGCCCAAGATCTCCACATTAAAACCAAGTTACAGGTTGAGCTTAAAAACATTCCCTTTCGCCAACAAGAGCAGATCCTGTTTTACATTGTGGACCGCTTACCACGGCTGAGGGGCGGCGCGATGGATGCGCGCGGGAATGGTCAAGCGTTAGCGGAATACGCCCAGGATAAATACGGCAGTGAAGTGATCGCCTGTGTGATGCTATCTGAGTCCTTTTACCGCGAGCAAATGCCACGCTTTAAAAGCCACTTTGAAGATGGGCTGTTAACTATCCCAAGGGATGACGACACCTGTACTGACCTGCGGGCCTTAAGCATTAACCGCCGAGGTACGCCATGCCTTGGCGATGTGCGGACAGGCCAAGAAAAAGAACGCCATGGTGATGCCGCGATCAGCCTGTTCTTGATGGTATACGCCTCAACCTTAGACGGTGCCCCCATAGAGTTCACCCCCATTCCTAGAAGTGATCACCGTAATCCGAATGCCGCAGCAAGTGCCCATGAGGATGATGATCATCAAACGCAGCGAGGTTGCTGGTAATGCAAGAAAAAACAACTGAATCACGTATTTTGGACGCCAGTGGTCGGCCGTTTAAGCAGCGTGAAGCCAAAGCACTGCAGACCGACGATGTGCGTTTAATTTGCTTGCAACGTACCTTTAGCCAGCACCCCAGTAGCGGCTTGACGCCCGCCAGTGCGGCCAATATTTTGCAGGCCGCCGAGCAAGGCGATCTCATTGCTCAATGTGAACTGGCCGAAGATATCGAAGAGAAAGACGGCCACCTTTATGCCGAGTTAGACAAGCGCAAACGGGCACTGATCGGCGTGGATTACTATTTAATACCGCCGCGTAACCCGACGCCACAGGAAAAGGCCGACACTGAATATCTGCAAGAAATGCTCGAAGAAGGTAACTGGATAAAGGCGCTCATTAAGTCAATGAGTGATGCCATTCTAAAGGGCTTTAGTATGCACGAGTTAGTCTGGACGAGAGAGCTGGGCGAATGGTTTATTGAAGTGCCAGAGTATCGCGATCCGTCTTGGTTTATGACTCACCCAGAGCGGCGCAACGAACTGCGCCTGCGTGATGCCACGGTCAATGGCGCTGACCTGTGGCCCTTTGGTTGGATCAAACATATTCATCCTGCCAAATCGGGCTATGTCAGCCGCAGTGGTTTAGTGCGTCAGTTAATCTGGCCGTTCATTTTTAAAAATTACAGTGTGCGCGACTTAGCCGAGTTCCTTGAGATCTACGGTTTGCCGCTGCGGATTGGTCAGTATCCAGCGGGTGCCAGCGATGAGGAAAAGCGCGCCCTGTTAAATGCAGTGATGAGCATTGGCCATAACGCGGGTGGCATTATGCCCAAGGGCATGGTGATGGATTTCGAGAGTGCCGCCACAGGTCAAGCCGATCCCTTTAATTTGATGATTAGCTGGGCTGAAAAGACCATGAGCAAGGTGATTTTAGGCGGTACCTTGACCAGCCAAGCCGACGGTAAAAGCTCAACCAATGCGCTCGGTAATGTGCATAACGAAGTGCGCCAAGAGCTGCGTGATGCTGACCTTAGCCTGATTGCCGAAACCTTAACCCGCGACTTAGTGGCCCCCTTGTATGCGCTCAACTGCAAGAGTTATCAAAGCCATCGTCGTCATCCACGTTTAGTCTTTGATACCACAGAAGCCGAAGACTTACGGGCCTTAGCGTATCCGCTGCGGGCGTTCGTCAGTATGGGCATGCAGATCCCACAAAACTGGCTGCATGAAAAGACCCGTATCCCTAAGCCCGCTAATGGTGAAGCCGTGCTGGTGATCCAGCAAGAAGACCCCAATGCCAGCGCTGCTAACCAGACGGCATTGGCGGCTTTAGCCGCTCAACCGTCTAGTGCCCCGTTGAGTGAACCGAGCCAAACCGCCTTAGATAAAGCCTTGGATGCACTCACTCAAGGGCAAATGAGCGAAGCCTATATGGCGATGGTAGAGCCATTACTGGCACAACTGCAGAGCGAGCCGGAGCAGCTGCGGGCGCAACTGGAAAAGGACTATCCCGCCATGGATACCGAGCAGCTTACCGAAATGCTCGCGCGGTTAATGTTTGTGGCCGAACTGTGGGGCATGGCCAATGCCTAAACCAAGAGTGCCTAAAACCGTTGATTTAAGCATTGCCATTAACCAAGACCCCGCCGATGCGGTGGCTTATTTTCGTGCCAAAGGCTTTGCAATCAGTGACGATTGGCAAGACGTGTGGACCCGCGCCCACGCCCGTGCCTTTACGGTGGCCAAGGCGGCACAGATGGATGTGCTCACGGCGATCCGTAATGAAGTGGATGCAGCCCTAAGGCAAGGGTTAACCGCTAAGCAGTTTCAGGCAAACCTTAAACCGCAGCTTGAAAAGCTCGGGTGGTGGGGCAAAAAGGAAGTCGATGGCCGCGAGGTACAGCTGGGGAGTCCCTACCGCTTAAACACTATCTATCGTCAAAACCTGCAAACCGCTTACATGGCTGGGCGCTATCGGCGCATGTTATCGCGCACTAAAACCCACCCCTATTGGCAGTATGTGGCGATAGATGACGGCCAAACACGGCCAGCCCATGCGCGGCTTAGGGGTAAAGTGTTCCGCTTTGACGATCCAATATGGGACATCATTTATCCTCCCAATGGCTGGGGCTGTCGTTGCCGCGTTCGGGCGCTCACCGAGGCGCAAGTGAAGGCGATGGGGATCACTGTGGAAAATGGCGAAGGTTATATCCAGCGCTTTGACACTGAGACAGTCGCGCGCGGAACGGGTGAAGTGTTAACCGTGCCCCATGCGCGTATCGATCTGCCCGATGGCAGCAGCATGAGCCCCGATTTAGGCTGGGCCTATAGTCCAGGCGAAGCCGCCTTTGGTACCGACGTGGCCGTCGCTAAAAAGCTTGGCACTATTCAATCGTTAGACACCCGCGCGCAGTTTATTCAGGCTCTCAATAATAGCTCGCTGCGCCACGCCCAGTTTGCAAAGTGGACGGATGAAGTCCTTGCCGCCAATCCAGGACAAAAGCGGCGACCAGGCTTAGGCGTACAGGCTTTAGGTTTTATGACGCCCTCGATTCAAGCCGCAGTGACAGCGCGTTTAGGGCGCGAGCCGACAACCTTACTTGCGATAAGGGCGCATGAGCTTACAGCAAAAAACGGGCTTCAACCTAGTGTGGTAAAGCGATTACCTTTGATGTTGACAACACCTGAGGCAGTAATATGGGACAGCGAAAATCAACACTTACTGTATGTGTATCCTGCTGCGGGTGAGAGCAATGGCAGCAAGAATAAAGTAATCATCAATAGCGCATGGCAGCTAACGCGCCAGCCTAATGAGGGCGAAGTGCAACTACTGACGTTATCACTGGCACAATTACAGCAAGCCCAATACCAAGTGCTTGAAGGCAAGTTAAGAGGATAGGGACATGAGCAAGATTGATATCACCCTCAGCAATGACACTGTAATGCAGGTGCTGACTAGCTTGATGGATAAGCTCGACGACTTAAGCGAGCCAATGAACGATATCGCCGCCGTTCTAGAGTCTGCCACCGAATCAGCGTTTGCAGCAGAAGCCGATCCCACGACAGGTCAAGCTTGGGCATCCTTAAGTGATGCTTACCTTAAGGCTAACCCTAAACGCCAGGGCGGTAAGATACTGCAGGCCAGTGCTGGCGGGCTAGCTGCCAGCGTGACTGCCGACAGCGGCGACTTTTGGGCAGCGATTGGTAGCAATAAAATCTATGCCGCTATTCACCAGTTTGGTGGCACCGATGATATGCCTGCAGGCCCAGCGGGTATTCCGGCACGACCATACCTCGGCGTAAGCCGTGAGGATGAGCAGTCTATGTTAGGGATCTTGGGGGATTATTTGGTTTAGCGCAGGCACTAATCAGGCTGTTTGAGATGGACGTGGGATTCTCAAAAATCGAGTCGTGGTTTAGGTATTGCTATAAATTCGAAATTAAGATCCTTCATTGTTTTAATTAGTTGTTCACTTCTTAATGTCTCACAAAGAGGGGCTAGATAGTTGTAAGCCTCATAAATGTAAACAGAATTAAATTCATCGCTTGGGCTTATTTCATCGTATTTAATTAATAATCTGCAAAAGCAGGTGACTAGCCGTTCAAGTTCACACCAACCTTTAGCATTAGGATTGGGCATAGTTTGACCAAAATTATCTACTTGAATTTCACGCTGTGCTTTTCGTATATACCAAATCCGAAAATAACTGTGCTCAATTGGATCATTTATTATGCTCGCGAAGGTAGAAAAATCTTCATGTATATTTTGGATGTGAGAATCTAATCGGAATGCATGGGGTACAAATTTCGCTGAAAGTTGTACATTAATTTTGATTTTGAGGTCGTTGATAAGGCGAGTTATCTCATTTAGTTTTGCTTCTTTCTGTAAGTGTTCAACTTGTGCTTCCATTGCCCTACGACTTAGAGCCGTCTCTTCTTTGGTTTCTGCTAGTTCTTGGCGGGTAAGGGCGAGTTCTTTGCGGCTGAGAGATAGCTCTTTCCGTGATAATGACAACTCATTTAATTGAAGATTTAGTGACCAGATAAGTAGAGTAACGGTTGCAAAGCCTAAAATTGGATTGAGTATGCCCCCAAAGAAATCCCCAAACGCGCCAAAATCCCCTTGATTCCCCCAAGCTCCATGAAAGTTCCAAAAGTATGGAACGAGTAAACAAGCTGCGAAAATTGCAAGTGGAACAATGATTTTCTTAAAGGGGATTGCAGTTTTGTCGGTTTGAGTCTGTTCGGCTTGGGATAGCTTAGGTGGATTGGTGGTCATATGCCGTCCTTGGAGGTCAAAGTGAGGCCACCATTCTAAGTGGAAGGGCTTTAAGCGCAAAGCTCTAAAACGCGATTTAAGCGTCTTAGTTCTCAAC